ATAATTGATCCAACGGCAAGCAAGCTCATTTCAAACCTTTCAGTGTGCGATTCAGCCAGCCTTTGAGGAACTTAACCTGCACGGGGTTCTTGTTGCATATCTCAACATATCTGGCAATCTTAGCCAAAGCATACTGTTCCTTAAACCGCTGGCCGTCAGGAATCTGGTTGAGTCGCTCAATAGTCTTTGCACCGATACCACCGTCAGGGGTAGCACCTACCACGAGTTGCGCCAGCTTGACTGCCATGCCCATGCCTGCGTTTACACCAAAGTTAAAGATGGTGTTAGCTACGTCTTGGTTTGAAATCTCGTTACCGCGCATCTTGTCCCAGAACTCTGTACGGTAGAACTCACGCACCATAGGAGTCAGGGAGCCACCCATTTCTTTCTTATCCACAAGCGCCCAGCCGGGCCACTGCGGGTTTTTGTTTCTAGCAATACCAGCATAGGTCATACCGCCCGTGTCGCCGGGCACTTCGTGGAGGACGTAGCCGCCCTCGTCTTGCATCATTTGCTCAAAGGCTGGTTCAAACTGCGCCATTACTGTTTACTCCTTGAAAGCATGGTGGCTGCAATATCCATCATGGTTCTCGTTACTTGAATGTCGGCTGGTTCACTATCCCAACCCACAGTAATCTGGCCTACAAATCTGTTTGGGTCAGGTGGAATGCTAATTCGGCAAGTGTATGCAACCCCTTTGGCGATGTACCACAAGCCCATCTCGGACTGCGCTGAACGGTATTCCCCGCAAGGTATTTCACTAGCCATCAGCTTCACCACATCTGCATTGTTGGCTGCGTTCTGGGTAAACAGGCCCACATCAAGCCCGTCATTGGTTTTGTCTCGGCCTTCTTTGGTGTAAGCGCGGTACAGTACTCTGGTTCCAAACATGGGGTTGACTTTGAACACAGCAACAATGGTAGCGTTGGTGGTTTTGAATAAGTGGGCGGCAGCGTCTTCTACCCTGTCCTCGACAATGCTTGGCATCTTCTTAGACTCTTTGTACGCACCCATCAATAGTTCTTGGTTCTGCCAAACAAAGTATCCAGAGAACGCAAACACCGCCATGAGTATCAGCGCAAACAGTTTAAACGGGCTATCCACATAGGACAGCACCTTGCTTATTATGTCTGCTGGTTTCTCGTCACTCATCCTAATCCAATCATTCCAAGTAGTTTGTTCACAATCTTGTCCGACAAGTTATCAGGCAGGAACTGTAAAAACCCAAGCACCCACCAAGCAATGCACAACCGCACAAAGACTTTAAGGAAGAGGTCAAATTGCTTTTGGTACTCATTCACCGCCCACATCCTGCTTTGCCGCACATATTTTGCAACTCAGTCAAGCCAAAAGCAATCAGCGTTACAAGAAAAACAATTGCCAATCCTGCTACTAAGTAAACTGTCTGCTCTTCCTCGGCTTCTTTTTGCTTCTTCTCTTCAAGCCGTAGAGCCTTCATTTCTTTAGCATCTGCCAAGTCCATTGCGGCTTGCCGTGCTTTGATCTTGTTCCATACGTCAATCTTGCCTGTTGTCATGAAGAGCATCTTTAGCTCTTCTTCAAACACTCTGGCTTGCTCAAGCACCATCTCAATCTGTAGCGCGGTTCCCATGTTGGAACCCTTTTTAGAACGCTTGGCCTCGATCATCGCCTTGGTAGCGGTGCTCCTAGCATCAAACATCTTGCCGATCATCGGGGCAAGACCGCCTAAATCATTGGCAACCTTGCTGGCCTTCTTGACCATGCTGATGGCATTTTGCAACCCGTCCAGTGCTGCTATGGGATCAATTGGAATCACACTAAAGTCCAAGCAATTATGTAAGTGCCATAGATGACGAAGGCCACTATACAGGCTGCGGCAATGAATGCTTCAGCCCAATCTTTCATGGCTACGCCAATATTCTACTTACTTGTTCAAGAGGCACAAGCCCCCCAAACGAAAACATAATACGCTCACCACCTTGGATGGGTTCTGACGCATGGCGCTCAAGACTTGCAAGGCATAACCACATATCAGCTTCTTCAACTTGGATATGTTCGCCATCAATAATAGGGTTTCCGCCAATAGTTGGCTTTTTAAGCATGACGTTGCACCGAACATGCGCAAACCCGTCAGGCGCGTCATCTTGATGTTCGTGCGTAAATGCGCCGTCTAGATAGTGACTAGTTGTCATGTTTTGGAATTTAGGTTCTACGCAGCTTGGGGTTAATCCAAATGCTTCAAAAGCTTTACCCCAACCAACTGCCTCTTTATCTTGCGCATACCTGCGACCATGCCGATTAGGTATAAACCGGTCAAGTTGCGTACACGGTTGAACTGTAGCCGCAAACTCCCAATTTTTTATAACGCGGGGTACTGTAAGTTGCATGGTTAGTGTGCAATTACTTGCATTGGTTGACCATACACCCTCTGAATCTCATTTCGTATCTCACCCTTGTTTTCAGACAGCATCGGGGAAACCAAAAACTCAGGGCTAATAATTGTTTCATCAACAGTGCGAAGTGCATGAATACAAGCGCAAACGGTGTTGTTTTCCAAGGCAGTCAGTTGGTGGACTTTATCTTTTTGAATAAACACTATGTTGGGAGCGGCAAACTCACGTGAAGACTCAACACCTGAAACCCCTAAAACGTCCACGCGTACAGACCCAGAACTTACAAGAGTGGCATGGTCATACGGATGCGTGTGCCCAACTTCAATATCACCAGCCTTATTAAAGTGCATCAAACGTGAGAACACGTTGCTGACCGCGATGATTTTGATGTCTGGTGCATTCATAATTTTAGAATCTGTAGCTCAGGCTCTTCGTCTACATTAATATTCGCGGATTCTTCTGTTGCAGCTTTTGCAAACATTTCTTTCAAAACAGGTGGGTACATGCTATCGTTTGGAACGCCGCCCAATTTTTTAACAATATTAAAAATCTTAGTACCCGGCTCAAGCGCCATGAACTCATGAGGCTCATTTGGTCTAAAGTCAAGGATGTGCCCAGCTTTAACCTCAACTTCCCAATCATGAGAATAGGCTTTAATTGCGCCACACATTACAACGGTGATGTGATTATCTTCTTCTGTGTGAACGTGCTTTGGCAAAATATCGCCAGCGTCTTCAAAAAAATAAATAAGACCTTTAATATCACCAAATTCACAGAGCGGAAGTTGTTTAGCCAATGACATTTGGGGTGCTTCCTTGAACATCTAGGTTTTGGGGCTTTCTGTATTTAAGGCTGGTTTCACGAAGTATGTTAAGTTGCATTTCGGTAAAATTTTGAACGCGCCATTGCTGCCGCCAAACACCATTTGTTAAGACCGGTGCGTTTTCAGCAAGGAATTGAGTGGCTTCATCAAATGCTGGCGGATCACTTGGCTCTACTAAAGCATAAGTTGACGGGCATGGAAAAGTTGGCCCCGTTTGAGTTTCTAAAATTTCAGGATATTCAATCCGAATGTCCCCCTCATGGCGAGGATACTCTAATGTAGAAAGTTTAATGTACGCACTCATAAAGTAACCAATCCGTTAACAGTGGGGCCAGTACTAACTGTAAGTGATGGGGTGTAATTACCAACAGTGAAACTAAAACTTGCAAAATCATTGCCTACGCTACCACCCGATGAACTAGTTAAAGAACCCATCGTAAACGAAGCAGTACTGTATGTAAAAGTTCCAAAGCTGGGCATTGTGTACGTTCCGGTCTTACTACCATCCTCTGGAAGCTTACCAAAAAGTACTACCGGCGTGAAAGAGCCGTGATTACAACTAAAAACAATTCCACCTTGTCCGTCAGAAACTAAACAATTAGCGCGTTCTGATTGCCTCATATACTCAGTATTAAATTGAATGTTTCTTTGAAACTGAAGTGTTCCTGATGAATTAAACTTAGCAAACAACATTGGCGTACCACTACCGGTATAACTATACTCACCAAGCACATAAACATTATCTGAAGTGTCTGTACAAATACTACCCAAAAATATACCATTAGAGCCGCCAATGGATACTGACCATTGCACAACGCCGGTAGAATTCCATTTTGTAAGTACGCCCACATTACTACTAGAACGGCCTAGGGTATAAATTGTTGTTCCAGCAGAATTAACTGCAATTGCAAAAGCCCCATACCCAGAAGTAGTAAGGGCTTGGGTATTTGAAAATTGAAACGTGCCGCTGCTATTAAACTTCCAAACTGTTGGGCGGTAACTAGGGAGAGAAACACCAGCCACGTATAAGTTTCCAGAACCATCACTAGCAACCGCACGAGCATATGTTGAGTTGGATGTTGATGCTCGGCGTCCCCAATTAACCGATCCGCCAGAAGAAAATGAAAATACATAACCATATTCATCACTACCATAACAAGTATTATAAATTAATATGCCTGCAGAATACAAGTTTGACCCAAAGCCGGAGGCATAGCCGTTTTGTTGTTGATATGTACCAACGGTGTTTCCTGCAGAATAAGTTCCTGTGGACGCAACAATGCGATGGTTGTATTCACTACCAATACTTAACAGTCTATCGGCTGATGAAGAATAAAAAGCTGCTGACGGCGGTATTGAACTTCCGCCACTTCCACTAGTTGTGCGAGTATATGCCGTTGTGGTATCTCCATTGACGGCGCACCATGTCAACTTATTGGTAGAAGCCCACCTGCCAAGGAAATAAACGCTTCCACTTGGGCCAGCCATAGTCTGACCCGCTTGTATTGAGCCGTATTTTGCAACCCAATAAGTGTTACTACTCTTACCGTAAAAGTTGCTCAAACTAATTTGACCTGAAGGCACAGCCGCCAAAGCCCGAAAATTGGCAGCGTTAATAGAAGCTGTTGCAGTTGCGGCTTGGCCCAATTCAAGGTTAATTGATTGCCCTGCTGTTGCGCCGCCAAGACTGATTGGGCCGGAAGAATTCAGTGCCATGTGTAATCCTTAAATTGTTCCGTATGCGGTCATATTGTTCAGTGTGGTCAGGTTGCCTGTACTGTCCATTGTGGCAATTGTAGTTGCGCCATTCTTAAAAACCAATACCCCACCAATTTCAGAGATGGTAAAGTTTGTTGTTTGCAATAGTGGCGCTGATGTAGCAATACCATAGATGTTACCTGTGCCGCCGTTGGCTGTTGGCAAAGCACCACTCAATGTGATGTTTGGTGTTGTGCCGCCAGATGAGGCTAAAGGAGCCGAGGCTGTAACCGCTGTAACTGTACCGGAACCGCCGCCAATAGCTGTAAAAAGCTGCGCACCTGTTAAAGATGAAACCGTGTTATCCGCGTTGAACTGCGGGTACGTTACCGCGCTTGGGTTTGTGATGGTAAAGAGATTACCGCCCAACGTAGTTGCACCAAGATTGGTACGTGCGCCGGAAGCTGATGATGCGCCTGTGCCGCCTTCAGTAATCGCCAAGTCTGTACCAAGCGTCAAAGAAGTTAAATATGTAATTGCTGCGCCAACATCAACACCATCGTTATAAACAAGGCAGCCTTTACCGTTGGGAATTGACACCCCCGTCAAACCACTGACCTTGACCGTTACCGCAAACCCACCAGCGGAGTTGTTTAAAACTAAGTAAGGCTTCTCAATGGCGGGTACGTTGACTGTACCGGCTCCAGTCAATGTGGCTGTAATGTTTAGACAGA